GATGAGGCGTTCAGTGTAGCATAAAAAATAAAAGTGTGCTAAACTTTTTTACATGCTTGAAAAACAAATCGAACGCTACCTTGTTGATCGTGTCAAAGCGATTGGCGGTGTGGCCTACAAATTTACCAGCCCCGCGCACCGTGGTGTGGCTGACCGCATCGTCTGCTTTCCCAACGGCCAGACATGGTTCGTTGAGGTCAAGACCGAAAGCGGTAGGCTGTCGCCCTTGCAGAAGGTTTTCATGTCGGACATGGCACGCATGAAACAGAACTACGTATGCCTGTGGAACAAGGATCAGATCAATGGGTGGCTTAATGAAGTTGCGTGACTACCAAGAACAGGCAGTTGACTTCCTGTACGAACACGACCGCGCCATGATCTTGGCGCCCGTGGGCGCAGGCAAGACGGCCATCACGCTGACAGCTATGCAGGCGATGCTGGCCGACCGCGTGGTCGAGCGCTTCTTAGTGCTGGCGCCCAAGCGCGTCTGCACGGATGTGTGGCCGGTCGAGCAGCCCAAGTGGGCGCCGAGTCTGACGCTGGCCGTGGCGGTGGGCACGCCTGCACAGCGCAAAGCGGCGCTGTACAGCGGCGCGCAGATCATCGTGACCAACTACGACAACATCCAGTGGCTGGCGACACAGAACCTAGCGCACATCGACGGCATCGTCTACGACGAGTTGACCAAGCTAAAGAACCCGTCCGGCGCGCGGTTCAAGGCGCTGAACAAGGTCATTGACAAAATCAACATACGCTGGGGCTTGACCGGCTCGTTCACCAGCAACGGCCTTGAGGACGTGTTCGGTCAGTGCAAGATCGTTGACCAGTCGCTTCTTGGCCGCAGCAAAGGCGCGTTCCAGCAGCAGTACTTCATCCTGATCAACAAAGACTACGGCGATTGGGCGCCGCGCCCTGGCTCACTGGCGCAAGTCATGGAGCGCATCAAGCCGGCCACCTACCTACTGGAGCCAGGCGACTACAAGGACACGCTGCCGCCACTGCACACGGTCGAGTTGCGCTGCGACATGGACATGACCGACTACAACACCATGAAGAAGGACTTCGTGCTAAACGATGTGGTGGCCGTCAACGCGGCTGTCGTGACGCAGAAGCTGCAACAGATGGCAAGCGGGTTCTTGTACACCGACAACGGCCCTATCTGGCTGTCTAACCACAAGTTTGACCGGCTGGAGGACTTGCTGGCTGAGAACCAGCGAGCCAACACGATTGTCGTGTACCAGTACAAAGAAGAACTGGCCGAACTCCAGCGCCGGCTACCACGCGCACAGACGCTGGATGATGCCGGCGTCATTGAGCGCTGGAACGCCGGCCAAGTCGAGTTGCTGCTGGTGCATCCGAAGTCAGCGGGGCACGGCTTGAACCTACAGCACGGCGGGCACCACATTGTGTTCTTGTCGCTGCCGTGGTCGCTGGAACTGTACGAGCAGACCATTGGCCGGCTGCACCGTAGCGGCCAGAAGAATGCGGTCTGGTGCTACGTCATGCTGACGCACAAGACGGTTGACGAAAAGATTTGGGGGGCGCTACACGACAAGCGCACATTGTCGGACATTGCATTGGAGGCTTTGAAATGAGACGGATTGATTTATGGAAGGCGCAGCTAAAGGCGGCGCTGGCTGAGATGAAGATACGGCAGAGGGAGGCAAACGCGGCAACGCGCACTGTCGCTAGGCTGGACAAAATAATTATTAAGCTAGAAAGGAAGATTTATGACTACATGGCGAAGTCTTAACGCAGAACTGCGGACACTGACCGAGGCGCAAGTGTTGGAGATGCTGATGGAGGAGCGCAAGAACCAGCGCCGCGTGTCGGTCTTGGAGCGCCTGCACCAACGCTACAACACGCTGCGGGTCAGCCGCGAACGCATTGAATTACTACAGGAGGCAAAGCATGTTTAAGTACATCTGGACAGAGTTGCGGTTGATGATGAAGACCGTCACGCCAGCGCAGGCCGTGGCGCACGAACTGATGCACGCCGAGCACGAACTGCTGCAAGCCGAGAGCGCAGTCGAATACGCGACTTCGCTGGTGACTTACAACAAGAACCGCGTCAAGCGCCTGAAGGCGTATCTTTCTCCACCAGAACCAAAGGAGCCAGCATGACAACAGTATGCGATACGGGCAGAACGCTCTGCCCTCATAAGCCACAGTGCGATCACCTCTGCCACTTCACGGATGCTACGCTTGAGACTCGCAAGATCGCGCCGTACCCTATCGTGCCTGCCGACATTGAACCCGTGTCAGACACCTGGCAAGTGATCGGCAGTGTTGTCGTTGGCTTTGTGCTGGTGGCGCTGATGGTGGTCTGCTTGCTGCTGTTCTTTACGGGCCTTTGGATATGGAGTCTGCTGATATGACCAAAGACGAAGCACTAAAACTGGCGAAGATAGCGTTAGAAGACACTGAGCACCCCAACTTTAAACGGCGCAGGCTTGATGCACGGATTGCAATTCATGACGCCTTGGCACAGCCAGTGCAGAAGCCTGAGTATTGGAATGTGATAGACCCCTCAGGGAATATTGTTGCGTCCGAGACGGATGCAATACGCGGATGGGCACGTATTGCAGGAAGTTACAAACTAACAGTTGAGGGTTTACTTGGGTTTCATGAGCAAGGATGGCGTGTTTTGCCAAAGGTCACCCCACCTCTGCCAGCACAGCGCCGGTGGGTAGGGCTAACGGATGAGGAAATTAATGCCTGTGACCCATCAGAAGAATTCTGGGGCTTGCATAAGATTGCCCGAGCCATTGAAGCAAAACTTAGGGAGAAGAACGCATGAGTTACATCATTGCATCGCTGCCGCCCATTAAATGTTTTGTCAAGCGTGAGTTCTTGTACAACTTCACCCAAGGCCACGGCGAACTAGAACCGGCTATCTGGGTCAGCTTGAAAGCCTTGCGCGGCCAAGTGTTCCGCATTGAGTCGCTGTTGCCCAACTACGGCGCTCTGTACGACAAGCTGCCGATACACGCTTATGTGTGGCACCCAGAGGCTGGAGACTTGCCCATCGACACGCTGCAACTGTGGGACTGCATGGGCTACCGGTTCACCATCGTGGAAAAGATTGGCCTACGTAATCTGGGCGTCAAGTTCTTGGGCAAGGACAAGCAATGGCACTTCGGGCGCTACATGTTCACTGTAGACTTCTGCGCTGATGAGATGGCGCTGGACACTGGCTTTACCGAACAGGCCGAAGAACACAAGTCGTTCAACTGGATCATGTTGGACAACGGCCAGTTTGCTTGCCAGCCCAACAACCGCTGCTTGTGGTACGACCAGAGCCTGATTTCCGCCGAGACAAAGTTCCCAGACTTCCAAGCGTCTAGGTTTTTCTACACCGTTGACGGTACGCGCAAGTGGAGCGCTGGCGATGACTGGTTTTACAACATTGAGGAGAAGAACATTTGAAGTGCCCAACTTGCAACACTTGGACAACTGTCAGCGAGACTAGAAACAAGGAAGGCTATACACTACGCCGCCGAGAGTGCGGCAACGGCCATAAATTCATAACGGAAGAACATGTCAAACTTCAAAACTTGGACACAAGAAAACCTAGCACAGTTCGCGCAAGCGGCAAGCGACAAGATGGTTGAGCAAGACGACCGGATTCAACAGCTTCAGCGCGACCTCAAGGACGCGATTGAGGCGTACCGAGCGCTTATGCGAAAGGGCGAGTGCCCGCCCTGTCAATGATCAGCGCCTGACGGCGAGGGTAGGGGCTGATGCTAATGTGCGTCCAGGCGTCGAACTCACGGATGATCTGGTCAAACTGCAAGTCAGACGCAATGATGGCGCGCACAACTTGATCTGGCGTCATGCCTGGCACCCTGAAGTCAGCCGCGTAGCCCAGACGGTGCTGGCTGGTGTCCTTGCTGCCTACGCTGTCATTCACGGCCTTACTGCGAAATGCTGAGTTGATCATAATCGGCTTGCCGTCCAGCGTGGTCTTGACTTGCTCCAAGAACTCAGCCAGCTTTTGCAAGTTGGCGAGTTCTGTTTCGTTGGGCGTGTTGTCGAACTGGCGGTGGCTTGTAGCGGTCAGTTCCGCAAGGGTAAAGTGTGGTGTCATTTTACTGGCCCTGCTTTAGAAAGAAGGTCTGTCTTGGCTTGTGAGCCAGCGCTTGACCCAAAATAATATGCGACGATCCCAGTCCAAGCGGTGGACAGGCTTCCCAGCATCATCAGGATGGTTGGGTTGTTGCCGTCTACCTTTCCAATCATCATCATAATTAGAATGCTAAAAAATCCAACAGTAATGATTGCAGCCAGCGCAGGCGGCACGATTGATCGGGTGGTGGCCTGCATCTCCCGTGCAGACTTCCTATCCTCGACCTCCAGCTTTTCAAAGTTGAGGCCAAGTTCTTGCGCCTGTTTCTGCAACTCAATCTCAGCAATCTTGACCTGAGCAATCTGCTCGGCTGACAGCTTGTTGCTGGAGATCAGGTCGCCTACCTTGTCGGGGTCAACGCCAATAGCTTTGCTGATAGCCGACACGGCCATGCCGGCCAGTGGGCCACCCATCGCCGTGGCGATTGTGGGCGCGATTTGTTTTAACCAATCCATTACTGTTTACTCCTTGAAAGCATGGTTGCTGCGATTTGAAGCATGGCGCGGGTGCTGTCCATGTCTTCAGGCTGGGTGGCCCAGCCGACCGTGATCTGGCCGACAAACCTCCCCGGTTCAGGTGGGACACTGATACGGCACGTATAGGTAACCCCTCTGGCGATGTACCACAAGCCCATTTCCGACTGCGCCGATTTGTATTCGCTGCATGGAATCTCGTTCGCCATCAGCTTGACAACATCGCTGTTGTTGGCCGCGTTCTGAGTGAACAGCCCCACGTCCAAGCCGTCATTGGTCTTGTCTCTGCCGTTCTTGCCGTAGGCGCGGTACAGCACCCTTGTGCCGAACATGCTGTTGACCTTGAAGACCGCCACCACCAAGGCGCCGGACTGCTTAAACAAGTGGGCGGCAGCGTCTTCTACGCGGTCTTCAGCGATGCTTGGTATCTTCTTGGACTCCTTGTAGGCGCCGATCAGAAGTTCTTGGTTTGTGTATACAAAGTAGCCGGCGAAGGTCAGCACGGCCATCAGCACCATTGCAAACAGACGAAACGGGCTGCTGACATACGCCAGCACCTTGTCAACCAGGCTAAGTTGTTCGGCGCTCATCTTTGCTGCTCAAGAATGCCAATGGTGAAATACAAGATCACCCCGACCAAGCTGAAGAAGATAACCGCCAGCAAGGCCAACTCAACAACCTCGTCCATCTCTTGCTTGCGCTTGGCCGCAGCCTCACGCTCACGTCTGGCATCATGGGCCGACTCCACGTCCATCGCTGCCGCCCTGGACTTGATCTTGTTCCAGACGTCAATCTTGCCGGACTGCATGAACAGCAGTTGCAACTCGTCCTCAAAGCGCTTGGCCTGGTCCAAGGCCATCTCGATCTGGATGGCGGTGCCCATTGATGACTTGGATTTCTTGGCCTGAACAGCGGCTTTGGTGGCCGTGGACTTGGCGTCGAAGTACTTGCCCAGCACAGGCCCGAGGCTGGACACATCGTCAACGGTCTTGCTAACCTTCTTGATTAAGGCCACAGCCGCCTGTATGCCTGCAAGGGCGCTTATGGGGTCGATCATTTTTTCTCCCGCCACTTTAAACACCAGACCAGCAGCCGGTCAGGTGTCCATGTCCATTTGATGCACTCAAAGATGGGCGACTTGGCTGCTGGCGGTGGTGGCGGCAGCGCTTCCATGACTACATCACAGCATCTTCTGGATGAGCTGAGCAGCAAAGCCTGGGCCAAGCAGCGTGACAGCAATCAGCGCATATAGGATGTATTCAATGCGAGACATGCGCTTGCTACCTGACTCAAACGATTTCTGGATCGCCTCGTAGCGCAGCGCACAGACTTCCTCATGCGTTGCAAGCCGAGCATCTGTTGCGTCAATCTGGTTCATGGCATTGCTTGAGCCTGATACGCCGCGACTACTTCAGCAGTCCAAGCTGCATTGCAGATTGCCACGACATTGGCCGGTACGCCCGTCAGGTCTTGTGCTGGTGTCAGGCTGGTGCGGTGAAAGGTCTGGCTGATTTGATTGCCATCTTCCATGATGCGTGTAGCTTCACGATAGAGAACGATGCCGTTCTCAGTCACGGTGATTTGATCGACTACAGTTGTTTTGGTGAGTGCCATTTGGTTTCCTTAAACTTGGTAAGTTATGCTGATGCGAAAATTAGTATTGTTGTTTATAGCCGCTTGTGTTGGATTAGTAGCGTTTGTAGTGCCTGCTGCTGTGATTGCCAAAATTTCCATATTTGTGCTGCTAAACGATAACAGTCCATGCATATATACATACGCTGTTGCAAGATTTTCCCAAAGTATACTGGTTGAAGTTGCCCTGTAATTTGAATTTGAATTTGATGTAAATGGGAATCCTCCAATACCGACTGTGCCTGTTGAACTGCCTTTTGCTGTAAGATTTATTGTTACAGTAGCAAAAACTTGATTTCCTGTTTTTGTATAGAAACCAGTAAAAGTGCCAGTTTGACCAACAGAAGCAGCACCAAAAGTAACAGCGGGTGTCCAAGTCCCTTCTTCGTAATCGTCCAGCGTATTCGCGTCAGCGCTTGGGACTTGCGTTGCAGGGAAGGTGATGCCGTTCAAGCTCGGGGTTGTGCCAGACACAACAAGCGCACCCGCTGCGTCAGGCAGAGTGATCGCCCTGTTTGTGTTGGTAGCCGGTGGCGTGATGGTGATGATGCCCGTCCCACTCAGGGACAGCATCTCAAGCTGGCTTGCTGCAATTGTTCCGTTAGCCATTACATCGCCTCCATGATGGTTTTAAGCGCAGCCACGTCAGCAGCAGCGTCAACAGCCGTTTGGATGTCAGCGTACTTGACTCGGATAGCCGCACGGGCAGCTTCAGCGGCTACTGCCTCAGACGGGATGGTGGCCTTGATGTCCAGCGGTGCAAACTCAGCAGCACGGGCTGTTCTACGCGCATCATGCGTGATGCCCTTGGCCTTGGTCAAGTTGACAGTAATCATGCTGTGTACTCCCATGCGTTGCGAAATGTCCTGTCTGACGGGATGTCTGCCTCATCCACGATGGCGTACTCAGCACCCTCTGGAATGTCCTTCATGCAGGCTTCAATGGTGTCTGCGGGGATGATGACGGCCACGCCGCCTTCTGGTGTTTTGTAGATGATTCTTTGATTCATGGTGTTCTTTCAGCGGAATATTGAAACCGAAACATTTTCTGAATCTACATTACTAAAAGCACTATCAATCGTTTCAACTTTAAACGCAGATGTTGTCATAGTTGTAGCTACTGCATTTCTTCCCGGAATTGAGTTTCCGTTTCCCCCAGTGCCACGAATAGCGTTTGTTGAATACGCATAATTTGCATCAGGCAGCGCAGTTGTAAAGTTTACCGTGTAGCTACCCGTGCCGTTGTCCGTAACACTCGACACATTTCCACTTGCATTAATCGCCACAGTGCCAGTGCCATTGAAGTTCACCCATGCGCGGCAAGCGTAAACAGGCGCAGAGCCACTGGCGTTAAACTGAGTCAGGGTGGATTCAGCAGTGGCTACAGTGCCGGTACTGTCAGGCAGCGTCAGCGTCCTGTTTGTGTTTGTGATGGGTGCTAACAGGGTGACCGTACCAGTTCCCGTCGCACCCCCTTGTACAGCTAAAAGTGACATTATGCTGCTCCTTCAAGTGCGGTGATGCGGGTTGTCAGGGCTGTGTTATTGAGTCGCATATTTATTTGCCTTTCGCTTGTTTTCATCGGCCTTAATGACGCGCAAATTGCTTGGGACATGAAGACCAGATACCTTCTTGCCGTACAGTGGAATGATGTGGTCTACATCCCATCGGTCTAAGTTTTCTCTGTTGTACATGGCAGCTACCTGATACTTGCATTGTATTTGCAACCAATCTGATTCTGTTAACCAGCTTGGCGTTCTGTTGGCTTTGCCAGCCCTGTACCGAACACATTTGTTTTGCAAGTAAGCAGCATTTTCTTTGTTGTATTTTTCACGCCACGCTTTAACTTTTTCTGGATTTACCTTTTCCCATGCTTTGCTAGCAGCGCGGCATTTTTCTGGATTTGCTTGACGATAAGCAGCAGATGTTGCACGGGCATGCTCAAGGTTTGCATCACGCCATCTCTTGTTGCTGGCGCTGTGGCAAGGTTTGCAATAGTAATGATGCCCACCCTTGCGCTTTGCACTTTTGCAGAACGCCGTTAACGGCTTTATTTCTTTGCAGCAAGCACAGGTCTTCATGGAAGTCTGGCCTTTAAGTCAGCAATCTCAACAGCTTGAGCTTTGACAATGGTATGCAATTCTTGCAAAGCCGCCGTAAGAGTTGCGCTCAAGAAGCTGGTGTCGATGCCTTGGTACTGTGGGTTGCCGTCAGCGTCTACAGCGTCTTTTTCACCAACTACGCACTCAGGAACAACGGCTTGCAGTTCGTGCGCTATGAAGCCTTGAGTCGCCTCGCCAGTAGCTTTCCATTTGTACGATACTGGTTTAAGTGCGGCTACTGTTGCCAAAGCACCTGTCATCGGCGCAATGTCTTCTTTCAATCGGTAGTCTGAAGATGTAACGTATTGTGTTGAGCCAGAATTTACTGTTATGTTGCCGACACCTGTGCCGCTTACATTTTGAAATTCTGCGGCATAGTTACCATTTCCAGAAACTCGCGTAACCATATATCCGTCTTGCCTAATTACAATGGCAGAATCGTTTGGAACGCCACCGCTGTAGGATGTAGCCCCAATTAGCAAGTTACCGCTGGAGTCGATACGGGCGCGTTCTGTGTCGCTGGTGGTAAAAATCATTGAGGCGGCTTCAAGAACTCGCAAGCGAAGTGAGGTATCGTCAGCAGCAACACCAATTAAACAGCCATCAGTAGACGCTGTTCCTGTTGTTGAGTTTGTAAATTGAATGTAGTTATTTACGCCAGCACCACGATATGTTGTTACAGCATTGTTAATCGTAGTAGCACCAATCCCCATATTCCCTGCGCTGTCAAACCTTGCAACCTCCGCACCACCTTCAGCAAAAGCAATGGTGTCAGCAGCGGGGAAGAAGATGCCTGTGTTGGTGTCAGTGCCTCTGAGCGCGGGGGCGGCGGCTGTGCCGTCCACATCAGAAAGGCCGTCAGAGCCGCTTAGAATTAAACTCATAATTGTTTCCTTAGAGAACAACCCAGCGTGCGCCGGTTGGGACTGTTACTACAACGCTGCTGTTTATGCTTATCGGGCCGGTTGACATGGCGTTTTTGTTTGTCGTGATTGTATAGCTTGTGGTGACGGTCTGGCCGTTTTCCACAAACACCTCGTCTGGCCCGCCGCCAGTGGCCCCGCCGCCAAGCGCGCCCCAGGCGCTGGCGCCGTAGCCTTCAAACTTTGCCAGCGAGGTGTTGTAACGCACCATGCCGGTGACCGGCGTAGGGCGCTGGCCTGTCGTGCCCACGTTCAACTTAGAGGCCGAGGTGGCCGTCAGCGAGATGGTGGTAAAGAAGCCGCTGTTGGGCGTGGTCGAACCGATAACTGGCGGCACGGCAAACGAGGCGGTTGTCAGCGTCACGCCGATGTTGTCGGTCGTAAAGATCGGCACGTCCAGGGCGTCGAACACGGCGTACTTGTAGTTGACTGTAGTGTCCAGCCAGATGTTCGCCATGCCCCGCGAGTCCAAGATAATCGGGTTGGTGTTGGTCGTAACGCCCGCAGCGTCCACGTAAGTGACGACAGGCGTTGTAGTGCCCGCAGCGTAGGTGTACACCTTCCCGCCCACCAGCGGCTGGCCGTTGGCGTCGAAGAACTGTTGCTTGGGGTTGGGGGAAAGCAAGGCCATGTTTATTTTCCGATCAAAGCGTTCTTAATCTCTACATCTGAAGGCCGCATGGCGTTTTTGTTGCGTTGCGCTGCCTGCGTTTTTGGGCCTTGGCTACCCGATGATACAGGCCGCGCTGCGCCAAGCTGCTCTTGAAGCGCTTCGGCGGCGTCCAGCATCTGTTCGCGCTTAATAGCCGCATCACGAATAATTTGGGCATTGGTCGCGCGCTTAGACATCTCATCAAACGCGGCGGCTTTTTCTCGCGCTTTAACGATGGCGCTTTCAACCCAAGCGCGATCCATCATCTTGGCTGCAACAGCTTTGTCGTTCAACGCCTTCATGCCAGGCACAATGTCAGCCAAATCAACTTTGGTTTTTTCCCAAGCAATTTTCTGCTCGGCGCTCATCAGCGCTGGCGACCGGCCAGACGCAAGTATGTCGGCAGCACCAGACAGATTTTTACCCGTGCTTTCAATGACTTGGATGTTAGGTGTAGCGCCGCGCAGTGTCTGATCGGCAGGCACTAGCTTGCCTGATTCGTCAAACACCAGTGGCGTGCCACCAGTTGCGGGTTTGCGGGTTGCAGCAGCAGCCTCGGCGGCAGCGGCTTGCGCTTGCAAGTCCCGCGCCTCGTACATTGCTCTAAGCCGCGCATCTTCAGCCCGCAGCGCAGCAGTCTGACCGCCACCGACAGGCTCACGGCCCATGCCAAGTTGAGGCGTGCCAGTCTCAGGCCCGACAAACGCAGTGCGCGGCGGGTACTGATTAGGCTGCATGACAAAGTTAGGCGGCGTGAACGCGGCTTGCGAATAGTCGTAAGGCGCCAGCGCATTGATCGGCGCGTTTGGCTCGACCGGACGCAAGCCTGAAGGGATTGGCCGGTAATCTTGCGGCATAGCGTTGGCGCGTTGATATTGCGGCGTTGCCATACGGCGGGCCATCAAGGCAGATGTAATGTTGCCTACGCCCGCGCCTACGCCCGCACCAATAATTGCGCCGGTATACCCAAGTGGCGAGCCTACGACCGCGCCAATAGTGCCTGGCAAGCCAGATCGGGTAAGTTTTTCTCTGAATGAAGGCTCGCGCACTACGCCGCCCTGCATGTTTTCAGGAAAATTAGCCGCAACATTGGCAATTTTAGCCAGCTTGCCAGACAAAGGCTTGCCTTCCGCAGCCAGTGCAGCCAGCGCTTGTGGGTCAATTACGCCAGTAGCCAAGTTGGTAGCGCGCTCGTAGTCGTATGTGCGGGCCAAGGCTGTGCGGGCGTTGCGGAAGTCGGTCACCAATCTTGGATCAGTGATGCTGTTTTCTATGGCATTTTCTAGCGCGCGCGCAACACCCATGTTGATGTCGGCGCGGGCGATGGCTTCCGGCGATGGCGGGTTAATGCCCGCAGACTGCTGGTTGTAAATGGCTTGCGCGTCTCGGCGCAACTGCCGAATGCTTTGCACAGCCGTTGCACCATCAGTGCCAGCTTGCAGTTGACCTTTAACCGTGTCCAAAAAGTTATTGACTGACGCTGCTTGCCCCGTATCGCCAATCATCGGCGCAACGCGCAAGTTGTCAATGTCAGCCAACACGGTTTCATCGCCGGCCACTTTAGGAACGGCGCGCACCTTGTCATACGCGCCGCTAATTTGAGGCGCGTTTCGTGCAGTCTCAAAAGCCTTCGCATCAAGTTTAATTGTTTCCGGCAAGCCCATGTCTTCGCGGGCAATTTTTGATACTTGCGGCAAGTTAAGTTTTGATAGGTTACCCTGCAAACCGGCTGCGCCTACTGCACCCGTTTTAAGCCGCGTTACGGCGCTTGGGTTAGACAACGAAGGGTCAAGCGCAAGCCCTAAATCAAGCGCGTCTTTAGCGGCGTCAATGCGAGGTGCGGCCAATTCACTTTCTTTAATACGTGTTTGCTGTATTTTTTGCGCGCGGGCGGCAATAGGCGCGCGGGCGGTGTCCGCAGTAGCACGCAAAGCTGGCGATACGCTGCGCTGGAGGTCACCCAGCAAGTTTAGCGGCACGCCTTCCAAACCTGTACTTGCCAACGCGTTGCCAATGGCTTGCGTTTGCGCTTCTGACTCAGGGCTGATGTAGCCAGCAGGCCCTTGAAAAAATTGTTGAACTTTACGACCTACGTCTTCACCCGCTTTGATACCTTTTTGTGTGCCGTAGTCACCACTAAAAATTGTACCCCCAATTTTTGCCGCGCCAACAATAGGCGCAGTGACAAGGCCGGTACCTAAAGTAACCGCTGTCTCAACAGGCGACAACAATTTGCGAAGAAATCCAGACTCAGGCCGCGCTGGCGCGGCTGTTGAAGCCGGCACTGGCCCGCCATAGCCAGGGATTCGATCTACCGCCGTGCCCGTAGCGCGGGGGCTTGGCGCGGCAACGGCGGCAAGGTACGCGTCAGGATCAAACGCTGGCGGTGCGGCGCTAGGCTTTTTAGCTAGGTAAGCATCGGGGTCAAAGCCGGCCATATTACTTCCCCAATCGTTGCTTAATTGCCGCTGCGCGTGGGTCAGCAGGGTTTGAGTTTGCCCATTGTAGTGCTTGCTGGTCTACTGACGACAATGCTGACGTTGCAGGCGTTTTGTCACCCTTGTATGCGTATGTTGTGTCATACGCCTCACGCACGCGCGCTTGTGAAACGCGAATCTCATCAATAAAGTCATTGATCCCCTGCTTAACGTCATCTATGTTTTGTGTGCGATCAAGCCCGCCAACAACTGACTTTTCAAGACGGCGCCCCTCTTCGTTTGACACGTTGCCCAATGCACCGCCAGTTTTAGACGCCTCACGCATATCTTGCAATGCTTGAAAACCGCCTTTGGCAAAGATTTTGTCGTACAGCGCTTGCGCTCGGCTACCTTCACGCGATACGCTTGGTGTACGGCCATATATTGCGCCGGTAATTTGATTAAGACCCGGATCATCGCGCAACTTTTCAAGTTCTTTAATAAACTGTTCTGACCTAGTCTCAAAACTTTTAACTGATGAAGTTGCTTGGGGAAATACAGCCTCACGTTTTTGAATATCTTTTGGAGACAAACCTGGCGCTGCTGGGCCGCCTGGAATAGGCTCCAACTCGTTATTTGCTGTGTAGCGATATCCGGCTGGTGCTTTGCCCGTTGATGCTGCGTCAGCCCGCGGTGCAAACTCCGTTTCTTTTCGGATAGCAGCGTTGTAAATTGGAATATTTGGGTGGCCTTTTGGCAATGCATCGCGCTCTTGAATTAACCTTGTAACATTAAGCGGCGTAGGCGGCGCGGCCTTTGATGGCACCACAGTTTCTTTTGTGATCGGGTTAACAAGACCTACGCCAGGGACATTGTGGTAAACCGGCGCTTTCATCATTTCAGCTAATTCTAGTTTGGCCGTTTCTGCCATACCCTTAAACAGCGGGTTTTTTTGCGCCATAAAAATCAAGCCTTCCAACTGCTGCCGTGTCTTGCCAGACGACGACAATTGTTGTGTGCGTGCAGGCGCGGCCGGAGACGTCATGCCAATGGCTTGGTTGTAGCCAGGGTATGGTTCGCTTGCAGGCGCGGCCAACGCATTTACAGGCGCGGCTGTAGGCGCGGGGGTAGGCGCCAAAGCATTGACAGGCTCCGTGCCCGTGCCTAACGCGTTTTGGGCGACTGGTGCGGCGCCTTGGCCCATAGCTGAAGGCACGGGCGCAGTAGCGCCAAACAACTCAGGGTAAAGTCGTTTACCAACAGTTTCAAACTCAGCTTGTTCTTTAAGTTTTTTTGTTAACTCAACGCCCTGTGCAAAAAATTTTGGCGTCTTAAGCATTGTTTTGGCTAGCAAATCCAAATCCGCGTTTCCACCATTTGCAACAATTTGACTTTGAAACTGTTGCATTTCTATGCGGTCTTGCTTCAATTGCTCAAGCTGCATTTGAGCCGCTTCGTTCTGACGTTGTGAAGATTGAATCTGCGACACTTGCGCCATCTGAGCCAACGGATCAGGCACTTGGAGAGGCCGTACCCCTAATGAGATATTTGGATCGAGAGCCATAGCTGTTCCTTAAGCGCCGTATGCAGACTTGCGAATAGCCTCTGCCATTTCTTGGCTAGACGAATATCTTAAGTAAGAATTTAACGCGTCTGTCAAAGCATTGGTGCTGCCGACTTGGCCCGCCGCGCTAGCCGCGCCTGCGCCAGTTATGTTACCGCTTGCTCCCGCGCCGTAGCTACCCGCAGCCGCGCCGGTATTGCTCGCCGCTGCTTGACCACTACTAAGCAAACTGCCCAAAGGCGCTAATTGATTTGCGCGATTTGTTTGATAGCGGTTGTACGCGTTTGTGTATTCTTGCGAACCCATCTCTTGTCCAAAGCGCGTAGCTGCTTTAAGAGCGCTGCCGGAGATCAAACCGCCGCGCGCGGCTGCTTGCCGTTCAAGTGCTTTCTGCCCTTCTGACAAACGGAATCCATAGCCAGGGTCAGCAGTGAAATCGGACATGCCAAAGTCTTTTGCGTATTTGCCAAAACCTTCTGCGCTGGTATTTTTACTTAGGCCCAACAAATCAAGAAGTCGATTTTGGGCGCCTATGCCCGCCCCACGGAAAGGTTCTTGAAGACCTTTCTGTTCTTGATATATTCTGTACATCAACTCATTGGCATCTCTAGCCGACTGAGCCTGTGTGTTAGCCGCGCTTGTCGCGGCGTTTGCACCCGTCAAACCAGACACAGCAAGAGCCGCAGGGGTTGCATAGGAACTTAACAATGAACCCGCGCCGGCAGCGCCTGCGCCCGCACCGGCAGCACCCGCTGCACCAGCGCCATAGCCGCCTGCCTCACCAAGAAGTTGTGGCCCACCGGCGCCACCAAGGCCAAGAGCGCTTGCACCGGCAGCGCCGATGGCTAAAGGTATCGCCACGTTATAGGCGCCGATGGCGCCTTTGCCAGAGGGGTCCATGCCAAGAACGTCGTCTGCAACTTTACTTCCCAAAACATCGCGGGCAGCGCTGTATATGCCACCGCCGCCTGGGTCTAGCCCTAAGACGTTATCAAAAAGTTTGCTAAAAAATCCCATTTAGGACACCTCACGACCGCTGACGCGGATATTGATTGCGCTGGCTGTGCCTGCAATTGTACTGATAAACCCACCAGCCGGAATGATCTGGCCTACCAGTTCTGGAAAAGTGTACACCTCGGATGCAAGCAGCGATTTTTCTTTGGTGATCAAATTTGCGTTGCCCGCTGACCCAGCCAAAGTCACAATATTTACGCTGATCGTTGCAGTGCTGGCGCTAAAGTTGGTAGCGGTGAATTTGTCAATGATCGTTGTGACGCCGTTGGCCGTGTACTGCGTTGTTTGGGTAGCTTCAACGATCTTGGCCGGCACCAAATTTTTTGCTGTTACGGTCATACGCCAATCCTTTTACAAGACAACCCAACGCGAACCGGAGGATACAGTCACTACAACACCGCTGGAAATCGTCATCGGCCCCGCCGACACACCAGCATTTCCGCTGGCAATAGTATAGCTGGTAGACACTGTAGTGCTGTTAATTGTGATGCCGTTGCTGGATACGTGCGCGGGAGAGGTAAGTTCGCCCGTAGACGGCTTGTAGAGCAGCTTGGCGTTGCCGGTGTACAGCGTGGTCGCCGTGCCCGAGGTGGCCGTCAAAAAGGTCGGGTACAGGTTTGTAGCCGTTGTGGTGTCGTTAGCAATCGTCAAAGACGCGCCCACGGAAGCCCATTTGACGCCCGTAGCAGCAGCCGAGTCGGCCACCAGGGCAAACGTGTCCGCGCCTACGGCCAAACGCACATTGTCTGTGCCGTTGGAGACAATTAAGTCGCCCTTGGTAGTGGTCGGAGACAGCGCGTCAAAGGCGTTAACCGCCGTTGTCTGGCCCGTACCGCCGTTGGCAATGGCTACGGTGCCTGTTACGTTTGACGCGGTGCCAGTGGTGTTCTGGTTGAGCGTAGGGATGTCTGTTGCAACAACCGCACGAAATGTAGGCGCGCCGGCAACGCCGTTGGGCGCGGCCAGCACAAAATTGGCCGTCTTACTGGCGTAAGGGTTGAGCGTGTCGCCATAGGCAGCGGCAAGACTGATGGCTGGTGTTGCGCCGCCGCTGGATACCACAGGCGAAGTGCCAGTGACAGAGGTAACTGGCGCAGTGCCGCTAGACGCCGCAGTGACCAAGCCTTTGCCGTTAACCGTGATGCTAGCGTTTGTAAACGAGCCGACATTGGTGTTGACAGTCGCCAAAGTACCCGCCGCCGTGACGTTTGTTGAACCGTCAAATGACGGGCTGGTGTAGGCCAGGTCGCCCGTTATGGCGATGGTTCGCCCTGTGGTCAGGGTGGCCGCGCTGCCAGTGGTGTTTTGGTTTAGCGTAGGAAAGTCAGCCGCAACGGCAATTGACAGCGCGCCGGTCGTGGTGGTGGACTTTAGAATGCCCGTGGTTAACGCTGATGTGCCTGCGGAATAATCAGTGCCCGCCGTGGCGGCAGACAAAGCCGTACCGTTGCCTTTAAGCACGCCGGTAATGCTGGTCGATAGGGTCAGCGCAGGCGTTGCCCCGCCGCTTGACGAGCCAGCAAAGCCGTTGGCCGATACAACCGACACGGCGGTAACTGTGCCGCTGCCAGTGCCCGCGCCGATGGCCGTGCGGAAGGTTGCCGCGTCCAGCGTGGAAACAGTGTTGTCGGCATTGATGCGGACAAAAGTAATTGCGCTGGGGTTGGGCAGGGTAAAGAAGTTGCCGCCGACAGTGGTAGCCCCAAGCGATGTACGGCCAGTGGCCGCAACCAGGTTGGTGGCCCCGCCGTCCCATTGCTGGCGCTCGGCATACGCGGTGTCCCATTGCGTTTGCTTGGCCGTTGTAGGGATGGAGTACCCGCTGCTGTAGGACACGGCCAGCGTGCCCGCTGAAGTGATTGGTGAGCCTGCAACTGATAGGCCCGTGGGCACTGTCATGGCAACCGAAGTCACCGTACCAAACGCGCTTTCGCCGCCGCCGCTTGGTGGGCCTATTTGCAAGTCATCCAACGATGTGATGTTGTTGCCAGAACCCGTCAGGTCAAACAGGTTTAGAAAAAAGCGATACCACTGACGCGACATCAACCCCGTGCGTGGATCGATAAGCTCGACACGCGACGAAGGTATGTTCGTTATGTTATTTTCAGGCATCGGTCGGCGTTACAAAGACTTCCGCGCCCAAGATGGTTATCTTCACGGGGTCAGTGCCCGACACCTCATAAACGCGGTCGCGCAGCTTGAGCGTCATGCCCAGCCGGCGCCAAATGCAGCGTTTGAAATATTGGCCGATCTTGCCGATTGACTGCCAGTACTCGTTTGACCAGGTGTGCCCACCATCGTCAGACCAGCGCAGCATGACTTGAGGGTCTTCGCCTTGGCCTACGTTGATGCCTACGCCGGCCTCGCAATCAAGCTGAAGGTTGTGCTGCGACGAGCGTTTGAGGGTGTTCTGGCCGGTAGGGATGGCCCTCCATGACCGCAACCACTTTTGAATGTCGCTGTTGTCGGCGTACACATCCAAATCAAAGGTGTATATGTTGCCGTTTTCGTAGTCGCCCACGATGATGTTGCCGCCAAAATTACACTGGCAGTTTGACCGATGGCGGGTAAATTCGCCGTTGTCCCAGCCAGCGCGTTCATGCCATGCTTGGGTGGCAACATCGTAGACCCAAGTGGCGTTGCCGCTAGGAAACGTCAGCACGTAGAAAGCGTGGCCTTCTTGCTGGTACGTGTAGGCCACCGCGTCCGAGATGTTGCCGTATTGGGCGATAGCGTATTCGATTGCATGAGTAGAGATGCGTTGGCCGGTGTAGCCGTTGGCCCGATAGACAATGCCTTGCCCACGGGCGTCTGTGCCCAGCCAAAACAAGCCGTTGTCTAGCTTGGCGATGGAAAACGCCGCTACGCAGCCGATCTCATTGAACGCGCCTTGAATGCGGGCCAAAGGAAAGTCAGCCAAGCCGGCGTCATACCAAACTTCAACCGAGTCTGTACCAAACAGCCAAACTTCGCGGTGGTCAACAATTATGCCAACCAGGCCGTCAGGTGAGCCTTCGGAACTGGCAAAGTCCAGCGGGTCAACTTGGGTGCCCTCAAACAATTGCGTCACCCAGAATTTTTGGCTGTCCGGCTCGTTGAACACAAAGTAGCCGTCCAAGTAGCCGACCGTCACCGCGCCTGGAAAGTCAATGTCCGTGATCTCAGCAAAGGTGTTCAGCGTTTCGTTGTAGATGTAGCTGCGCGGATTGCAGGCAATAAACAATTGCGTGCCGTTGTCAGCAATAGATACCGGCCCCGTGCCCGAGATGGTGCCCAGCAGCGTGGGCGTGGCAGTCAAGCCGCTAAGTTTGTAAAATTCTTGGCCTGACGCGACATAGAAGTCAGACCCGTTGGTCTGGTGTGCCCACAAGCCGCGAACAGGGCCGGTGCCGACCGTCTGAAGATATTTCAGGCCAGGGCAGCGCGACAAAAAACCTGCCTCTTTGCCACCCTCTGGAATGACTTCGGGGAACAGATTTACCATGCGGTTGTCGGCAGCGTTGATGCTGCGCGCAACATACGATGAGCCAAGGATTGGCGTTTTCATCAGTAATTTCCGGCGTAGATGTTAAACCGCTGACGAGTCGCCACAATGGCGTATGGCATTGACATCACATCATCAGGATTGTTGATGCGTTTAATATTGCGCTTGCTTGTCATGGCAATGCGTTGCACTTGGCGGCTTGGCTCAACGCCGTACTCTGGCGCTATCTCCATCGCCAAGTTGTAGGTGAACGCACGCAAGTAACCTGGCGGGAAAAACAAGTCAGTCACCAACGCGGCAGGCTCGTCCAACTTTTGAACCGACACAAAGTGCCATTCCAGATCGCGTGTGGGGCGGGGGTAGATCGACATCGTGACATCGGGGAAACCCATGTTCACAAAGATCACTTGCGGATAGGTGCTGGTTACGGTCTTGACCGCGATGCCGTTGTACTGCTGCTGGTTGATGAACTTGATGCCGAACGACACGTTCGTGCCAGGGTCGCGGAAGTAAGTCGCCTCGTCCAGCAGCACAGGGCGTAGCCCCACAAAATTACCCGAAGGGCCGAGCGTGCGGATGTACTCGCCGGCAGGCCACGTAAAAACTTGATCTTGTGTGCAAAAGACAGACAGCCGCTCAGTATCCCAAGAGTCGATCATCTGGTTCATCGCCATCAGACCGTCTTGCGACATAGCCGCCGATGGCGTCTCATTTTCGGCCAATACGCCTAGCAGGCGAAGTGCGCGATTGATTTGATCGCCAGCGGTGTAAACGGCCATTTCAGACTCCTTCGGCTACAGCCTTACGTGTGTATTTGCGCTTAACTTCTAGCGCGTTCACCGCTACTTCAGGTTCTGATGTAGGTGCTTCTGGATTGTAGCGTGTCCAGCCGTGTGTTTCATCATAAACGGCCTCAAGTTCTATAGTGGCAACTTTACGACCGTGGACAGGGTGCTGAAGATAAATGTTCATAGGAAAAAGGGGGTGATTAGCCCCCTTTTATTTAGGATGCTACCAATGGAACAGAATACCACTGGGTGGTGGAAGATGCCACCAACAACGAACTGGTAAGGTTTGTAATGCTATACGCACCGTTGGCCGCAACTGCATTGATTGCCCCGCCAGTGGCGGGATAAATATTCAGCGCGCCGGCAGCGGTGTTTTTAACGATAATTACCATACCAGCTACCGCTGTAGGCAAAATCACGCCTTTGGTGCCATCTGCCGCCGAAACGACATTGATACCCTCAGCTAGTGCAGCAGCATTGCCTTGAGTACTGCCAGCCGCCGCAACAGCAGCAACAGGAAGGCGAATGGCGCCGGTTGAAGTGCCGGTTGAATTGCCGGTCATGGTCGTAGCAGTTATGGTCGTAGCGGTTACCGCTTGCAACGCTGACGCGCCGGTGACGGTTACGCTATCAAATTCAGGGTCGCTATACGCAACGCCTACAGCTTTTGTATTTGGCATGATTTTGTTTCCTTGTAAAACAGGGGCCGAAGCCCCCGTTTAAGTTTAGCCAAGACGATACACAACGTAAGTGCCGTCACCGGTCTTACGGAAGCGGAACAGTTGGCTGGTTGTCACAGCGATAGCGACCAAAGCGTTGCCGCCGTCACTCACGCCAGTATTAACAGCCAGTGTCACCGCGCCAGAGCTAGTGCCGATGTTGACGATTGACAGATCAAAAGTGCTGCCAACGGTGGCATTAGGAACAGCAGCGTCAATTGCAGTGCCCAAAGGCAGCGTGTAAGTTGCAGCAGATGTAGATGGGTTAGCCACTAACATTTGATTGCAAATTTGTGCTGCTGTCAGGGTTGCTGTAGCCGTAGCTGTTTGAGGCGCAGCCATTGCGCCCATGATAGTTTCTTGACGGTTGCCTGCACCAACTTGGTAACCGCCTGCGCCATTAGGGAGAGCCATGATAATTTCCTTAAAAAAGATTTAGAAAACGGGGCCGAAGCCCCATTCGGTTTAGCCCCAGATGCGGCAAGCCATTTGTGGACGGATGGTACTGAAACCATACAGAACGTCAATACGGCAAGGCATACGGTCGTTGTTGATGTCGTACTGACGAACAACGCGCAGGCTGATACCGTTATGAACGGCACGTGCAGCCATGTCAACGCCTTGTGGCAGCAACAGGTCAGCAGTGGCAAACGTGATGGCATCCTTGTGGTAAACCAAGTTCTGAGCGTACTGAGTAGAGGCCGCGCCCACGAAGGTCACAGTTGCGCCAGTTGCAGGCAGCACATCCACAGTAGCCAGAGCGTGGTTGGCCGAGTACATCGGTGCAACAGTCACAGTCCAAGTGCCGGACGAAGCGGTGGCGTCAGCCAGAGCAACAAACTGGAACAGCGAACCAGTAGACTCACGGGTTTGTGGGTTGACAGCATTGCAAGCACTGACTGTGAACACGTCACCAGCTTTGATGGTGGTAGACACAGAGCCTTGTTCCAACAGAATGGAAGAAGCACCTTCGGCAGTAACGCCTGGGGTCTTAACCAGTGTGGAAGCGCTTGCGCTACGTGAGCCAGTGGTGTGCTGCTTGATCGACTGAGACATGTTGACTTCATCAAAGCCCAACACGCCGGTGCCCATCATGCCGTTTTTGAACTGCTTGGAGACGGTATCGGTCGGATTGAACAGACCTTTCATACCTTCAACCAGACCGGCGTTGGCCGCTGGGTTCACGGTAGCGTAGCGTGGGTTCATCACAGCAGCGTTCTCGTTCAGCTTCTGTTGGGCTTGGAGCAGCACCAGCGAAGTCGAAGGAGTGGTGCCGGGCGTGCCAACGGTGTTACCGATGGTTTTGTACGCATTGGCAACGTCAGCATCAATGCTGGAGGCCAACTGGCTGATACGCGGCTTGAGAACACGCTCTGCGAAGTCGTCCAATTGCATAGTCAGTTCAGCAGATGTGAAGTTGACACCGATGTGCTTTTGGGTAGAAACAGCCAGAGTGGTGAACTGCTCGTTGTCGTCCTGAACTTGCAGGGCGGCGCCGTCAGTAACCAGAGCGCGGTCAGGCAGACGGATACGCAGGGTGGAGCCAATCTTAGCGCCTTCAACAGCAAAGCTGTCGTCGTACTGGCGATTGACGTTGCGGGTGAGCACAAGGTTGTTCTCAAGGATTTCGAGAGCTTTCCGTGTGATCATGTCGATGGTAAGAATCGAGTTTGACATTTGTAAATTTCCTAAAAAAAGTTAGCGGATACGTTGTGCTTCCCACTTCTTCATCTGCCTTACACGTTCAGCTTCAATCCACTGCGAGGCCGTCATGCTCTTGATAGAGCGTGGGTCTGTAGTGTCAAGTGCTGGCGAACCAGTGGCTCGGGCGGTAACAGGTGAAATCGGTGCTGGCGCTGACGTTGTTCGTTTGACCGGAGGTTCTGCGGCCAATTTGGCCTCAATCTTTCCAATCTCTTTCGCTTGGCCGAGCGGCGTCATGCGTGAGATGCGTTCCGCGTCTTTGGGATTAGAGCCGAGATAGTAAGCTAACTCAGGCCCAATGTCCGAAGACTGGATCGTTTCAGCCATCACGTTCGTGATTGGCAGTTTTGGGTTGTAGGCGACTTGTTCAAAGTCATCGTACTTGTCCCGCGCTGCTTCTTCGCGCTCCTGATAACTTTCGAGAATAGCAGAGTGCTGCTTGGCAGCTTCACGCTGTGCAATCAGTTCTTCAGCCTTTTGTAGCGCCAACGCTTCCGTGTACGCTTCGGTAGACTCAAACTGATCAGCGGATGCTGTTGGGGCGGCTCTCAGCGTCTGTTGTTCAGACTGGCGCTGTGCTTGATCTCGTTCCCACTTACGTTGCTCTCTTGCGAGGCGTTTGCCAATTGCTGCATCAAGTTCCTCTTGCGAGAATGTCTTGGCTACTGCTTCTGGCGTTTCCGGCGTTTGAACATCAGTCGCAGGTGCAGCCGTTGCTTCCTGTTCTGGCACGGGTAGTGACTCCGCTGGTACTTCTTCTAACATTTATGAATCCTTGGATTCCTCGGTCAACCTGGCCGATACGGTTTGGGTGAATATATCAGATTAATCGTACACGACTGTAAATGCGGCAGAAGTGCCAGCAAGAACAATGTACAAACCTTTGTTGAAAAACAAGCCGGACGGAATGTTCAGATAGCTTGTGCCGGCTGTCACGCTGAACGTGTCGGAAATCTTGGGGTCGCCGGTGTTTTTAGCGCCAGAGTCATAGATCGTCAAAGTACCGCTTGAAGATGCTGACACAAAGATACCGAACAGCTTGCCCGCACCAACTTTAACTTGGGTTGTTGCGGCAGTTTGTGTGTAATTAGCCATGATGTTTCCTTATGCCAAGAATTTCAGTTTGTACAGGGTTGTAAGATACAACTCAACGATATTATCGATCAATTGTTGGAGTGACGAGTCCGATTTATCGCACACATCGTAGCGGCCTTTTTCAATCTCAGAAAGTTGGTCTTGCAAGAACTCAATGATGTTCGTGGTCTTCTTGGCCGCAGGGATGGCAATCGGGCCAATCAAACCATTGCGGCCTTGGTAAGCTTCGGCAAAGGCATCGGCCACACCAACCACGTCTTTATAAAAATGACGAAGTGCCTTGTGCTTGGAGTAGCTGCGGGTGTTCAAATGAACCGAGTGCGCCACATTACGGCCCAAGAACAGCAAGCCCATTAACTGCGCGGCGGTCATTGTGGCATCTCCATTGGTTGCATTGGCTGCGGCATCTCAGGCATACCGTCCATTCCCACATCCATCTGTTGCTCTGGCATCTCAGGAATGTTGTTCAACTGACCGTTGGACTCCATTGCGGCAGCGACTACGCCCATAGCGATGTCCTGAATCTGCTGCTCGTTCATACCAGCCTGCGTGGCGGTGATGCGCTGCGTCTCGGCTTGGTAAGCCTTGATCTCAGCTTCGTAGTCCTTGCGGCGCTGCTCTTGCATCTCAATCGACTTGCCCACGTTCTGGATCATCTGGTGCATCTGCTCCATCTCTTGGCCCATCGCTTGCAACTGTTGCTGCGCGGCTTGCAACTCTGGGTTGTCCTCACCATCGCTCATCAGCTTTGGATCAATGGTCTTGGCAAAGCGTTTTGCCATCTCTTGAGCACCAGGCCAGTCCATGTTTTTGACAAACAGATCGCCGGCCACAGTCCACAGTTGCGGGTTGCCTTGCAACAGTTGAGCCATCGCTTCCAACGCCTCTTGACGCTTGGTCGCGTAGCCTGGGCCGGTGGTAGCCACCACATCGTACTTGCCAACGCCAGGGTTGTAAATTTTCTCCATCACAATGCCGCGCTCGTCAACGATCTTGTTGACTGGCTGGTCTTGGTCAGGGTTGATCTTGACCATCTTTGTCTCGCCATCTTCACCGATGATGCGAGCAATGCGCTGAGTGTCGTAAATCTTCGGGATCAAGTCCACAAGCTGGCGGGCCACGTGCCGAACACCACGGGCCAAGTTGTCGCCGTAGTGGTAGGTGCCCACATCGCCCTCGCGCTGACGCGCAAGAATTGCTTTGCCGCTTCTCTCATTAGAACTCATGCCCAAAGAAGCGTTGTATTGGCCGGTTGTGGACTTAATGTCCTCAGAAGCGCCCGCTTTGGCTTGCAGCAGGCCGCTGGAGGCCATCGGTGGCTGTGCCCTAGCTGGCAGTGGCAAGACAGCGCCTTGGCCGTCTGTGACGTCTGGGTTGACCTCCAGATACGGCCAGTTGGTCGTATTTGCGGTCTTCCACTTGTCTTCGTAGCCCTCAAACTGCCCGCCGTAGCCGATAAACGGTGCTTTGGGGGCCAAGGCCAGCATCTCAGCTTCTTGCGAAACCCAATAGTTGTACATGCGCTGGGCATCTTTGGCGTTACGCACCAAGCCCGACACGTACAAGCGGCCATCAACTTCAAATTCGTTGCCCACAATGCGGATCACGGGGATGTATTTGCCCGCCCACTCCCGTTTCTCAAGAATTTCGTAGCCGTTGATCTTGCAGTACTTGACCTTTTTGCGGTCGGCCTCGCGGCTGCGCTTGGGCTTGCCGTAGATGGCTTTTAGCTGCTTGTCCTCGGGTGTGCCCTCAAAGGCGGTGATGTTGCCAAGGTACAGGTTCAGCGTAGCGCGGTCGTAGTCGATGTAGTAGTAGTCCGCAATACGAATCGTGTCTTCGTTGAGCCAGTTGCTGATTGACTGGTCGCCCACACCCAAAGATTGCAAAGTTGTAATGGGCGCTGCGTCTGGGTACTGACGCTCGTACTCTGCGCGGGTCAAGTCTTCGGTGATGAAGCAATACTTTGCGTCCGCGCCGGTCGGGTCTTGGATCATCGGGTCCATGTAGACCGAGAACGAGTTGCGAATGCGGCCAATCTTGATGTCTTGGTCAAAGGTGTTGTCGTCGCAGTACTCTGTGAGCAAGCGCAAGTAGCCTTCGCCGTAGGACACCTGGTTTTCGCAGGCCGTGTCGTAGGCCACATCGGCATCCGAAATGTACTCAATGTGCCGGATCATGCCGTTAAAAATGTCGGCGACTTCCACGTCAGCGTTGTCGTCCACGGGGATGACTTTGGCGCCTGGGCGGTTCTGCCGCTGGTCGTTTGTCACCTGACGCACATGCTGCGGCAGCTTGTTGATTGTCAGGCAAGGCCGTGCGTTGATCGTCTGGCCCTGCACCGCGCCGCGAGTCGCCAGCACATCGGCAGGCCACTGCCAGTGGTTGTCGGGCGAGCCGGCGTAGAACTTCAGGTCATCGACTTCATCTTCACGCGACTCAGACAGCGCCGAGACAGCCATGTCCAAACGCGAGCGTGCTGTTGCCAACACATCCGCATCGCTTTTGTCTTTGGCCGAACCACCAACAGCAACGGCTGCGGCGGCGACTATGCCTGTTGGGTCTGCCATGTTATTTCTTTTTCTTTGCTGCTTCACGCTTGACCGAATAAGCAATCGCTACGGCCTGCTTCACAGGCTTGCCAGCAGCCACTTCGGCCTTGACGTTTTTGCGAAAGGCTTCGGGTGTTTTTGACTTGACAAGCGGCATAATTAAGACGCTCCGTGAATGATCGCAAAGTTGATTACGACAGCTTCGGATAAATTGCCACCGCTGATGTTTCGCAACGTAATTGTGCAAGTGCCCGCGCTCATGCTGCTGATCCAGCAGTTATACGCGCCCGATGTAGCACCAGAACTTACGTTCAAAATAATCACATCTTTTACGCTGATCAAACTGTTAGTCAGCGTGAAAGTTACATTGGTCAACGTATTGAGCGTTGCGCTGTCCGTTGTGATCCGGCCCATGCTTGTGTTAAGCGTGACGCCAGTTGACTTGCTTGAACCTTGAGTTACCGCGCCTTGTCCGGCAAGAGCGTAGCCAATTTCTTCACTGGCATAGCAAGTGGTGAACTCTGGGTCTAAGTACGCAACGCCCGTTGCTTTGGTGTTAGACATTATTTTTTCTTCGCAGTTTTGGCAGACTCTTTGAACGCTTTGGCAGTCGGAGCGCCAGCAGCGCCAGGCTTTCGCATCTTTTCGCCGCTGCCTTCTTTGATACGTTCGCGTTTTGCCGCGATATTACTGTACAAGCCAGGTTTTGTTGCCATGATTAGCACTTCCATCGTTTAAGGGCTGCTTTAGCGCGTTCGCCGTCTTTGGCGTTGGCCGCTACGGCGCCCATTCTTGCACAAAATGAATCCTTGCGGCCTTGGTCTGCCTTGGTCTTGGGGTTTGGGGCTGGCGCCTTGAGGTTTGAGCCAGTCGCAGCGTTGTATTTCTCGCGACCTTTGGCAGTCAGGCCAGCGCCCTTAGATACGGGCAGTTTTTCACCGCGTCCGACAGACAAAGAAACAGTTTTTTTCGTTGCCATCTAGCTTCCCATCCAAGATGTGTTGGCCGAAGTGTCTGAATACGTCCGGCGGGTGGTTGTGCGCGCATTGTACTCGCCCCGATGGGCCACGGGAAAGGCAAAAGTCACTGCAATAGCGTCCGCAGCGTCTGGCGAAGCTAAACCGCGTGATTTCATGTCTTTTTTCGACTCCAAAAAGATTGTTCCACGTGAATCAGGCTTCATCATAGGCGAAATCAAGTCCGTCTTCAAGAACCTGTCGTTCGGAATACTGGCCGTTTTCAGCCACTCCCGCATGTCGCCCCACATTTGCGCCCTCATGTTGCCGTACATTATCGGGTTTTTGGACTTGTTGCCAAAATTTACGCCCTTGATCTTGTAGCGCTGCTCTTTGAGCCTGTCCACAATGCCCGCCCCCAGCCCGCCCTCGTCAATGACGACCAGCGTGGGCTTGTATTCCTCAATGGCGTCGATCACATACCCCACCACGGTCATGGTGTCGTCGCCTCGGTGCCTGATGATCTTCACAATGTCGCGCCCTTGCCGCACGGCGATGACTGTCGCGTCCGCGCCAAACCGCGCCGGATCGACCCCGATCACAATCGGCGCGCTCATGTCCTGGTACTTGACCCGCTTCATGGCCTCGTCCACCGTATTGGCGCCGATGAACTGATCGTCGCCCGCGCTTGGAAACTGGCCGTACACCTCGACGTGCGCTTGGGCTGAGTCCGGCCCGTACTCGTCGATGATCTGCTGGTAGACCGCCTTGTCTGTCCCTTCGACCGTGCGGGCGTCCACCACCTTGGTGTTCCAAAAGTCGCGCTTGGAGTGGAACGTCTCGTAGAAGTACCCCGTGTTGCGGCGGGGGTTGGAGAACGCAAACCAGAACCGGTTTGGCGTGTTCTCCGTAAAGAAGCCCGCCGTCACCGCCCAGATGGCGTCATCAATACCGCTGGCCTCGTCGAAGATGACCAGCACGCCGTCCATGTTGTGTACGCCGGCAAACGCGTCTGGATTCTCAGCCGACCACAGCCGGCCCTCAACGCCCCAATACCTGGTGCCCTTACGCAGATCGCGCTCGACCAACTCGGTCAGCCACTTGGCCGGTTGCAGACTGGTGGCGCTAACCTCGAACCAGTGGCTGTTCAGCCCCATCGCCAGCCACTTGGTAATCTCGGCCCAGGTCACCTTACGCAACTGCGACTCGCTGTTGGCCGACACGATGGTTGTCGAGCCGATGCGCGTGGACAGCATCCAGATCACCAGCCATGAAACCAGCGCCGACTTGCCGATACCACGGCCTGACGCGACCGCTTCGCGCAGGGTATCAAAGTCAATCTTGCCGTTGTTCTGCTTAATGTGCGCGGCAATGTCTTGCATTACATCGCGCTGCCACTTGCGCGGGCCAGTGAAATGCTCCAGCGGCGTGCCCTTGACGCCCCACGGGAACAGCAGCATTACGAACGCCAGCGGGTTGTCTTTGATCTGGGGCGACCACAGCCGCGCCATCAACTCTTGTTCGTCTTCAGCGCTGTACTTGGTGGACTGCATCTAGTTTTGGCGTGAGGTATTCACTTGGGTTGTTCTCGATAACGTCCATGAC